GCATTCGTCCAGTCCGTCTCTGTAGGTGCCCTCAAACATGCCCCCCTCGTCTTGGTAATCGGCCTCAACCTTGCACCCCAAGTCAACCAACCTGTCCCACACAGGGATCGGAGGTGCCCAAGCTGTCCAACACTGAAACTCAATCTCCTTTGTTGTGCCGTCACCGATAAGGCGAAGGTCACCCATTTCAACCGCGCAAACATCCCACTTGGTGCCCCAGTTTTCGTTGCGCCACTCGTACCAAGCACCAAAATTTCCTTGGTCCGGAGCAATCCACATCTCGAACGGCATGGGCGATATCAAATCGCAGAACCGACCCTCCTCAAGGTTTTCTTCTATTTGTGAGATCAAGGACCGTGGACCTGTGATCGTGACTTGTTGATAGCAATGATTTGGCATTATACTTCTCCCTCCTTCTTAGATAGCTCGAGGTAACTTCTCAGAACCCCCACACTGAACCACTGACCACAGTCCTCAAGCTCAACATAACTACCGTCCGCCCCAGTGACGTAATTGTAAAATGTGTTGGTGTACCGCTGTTCATTGGATGCTTGAAAATGCGCATGCTTTAAGCCCATGTCTCGAAGTAACTTGTTAACTTCTCCGCAGTTGAGTTCAGCCTCCTCAAAGGTCTTTGCCTTTGGAAGCTCGATCCAAATAGACGGCACGTTGAATGGTGATTGTTTTGACATGCTGGTAATCCTCGTTGAAAATTAATTTGTATTTGTGTGTTATCACCATGTAACTTGTATGTCAAGTGAGGGTAGGATGTTATTTTGGCAGGGGTCACGGTCCATGGGTCAGTTTCCCTCGGGGACAGTGAGTACACTATAGGCGTTTTTTCTAGATTATTTATTTTTTTTTAAAAATATATTCCAAATCTAGTGTACTCACCGTACTCACCGTACTCAACACCTTCTTTGTATAGCCCATTCCTGAGTACACTTGAGTACACTGAGTACACTTCTGGGAAGAAAACGCCTATATAGAACTGAAAAGCATCACCTTGTTGCCGTTGCAACCGTACTCACCGTACTATAACTTGTATCCAGAAAACAATGAGGTCCAGATGGCATCTGTCAAAAAAAAGATCGAAGAAGAACACGGTCGAACACTGACTAACAGGCAAACAACTTTTGCACGTTACATAGTCGAGGGAATATACTCCAATGCGGAATGCGCGCGTAAGGCTGGCTATTCACATGAGGTGGCAAACAACCAAGCGTCAAAGCTCCTGAATGGCAGAGAGTATCCTCATGTCCTTGAGTACATCCAAGACCTAAGAACGGAACGAGAGAGGCGCTACGGCGTCACCACACTGGGTCAGCTAGAACGACTGCACCAACTTAGTACTGGGGCAGAGGAGGCTGGGCAATTTTCGGCGGCTATCAATGCGGAGAAGATACGTTCCGCCCTGGGCGGTTTGACAATTGACAGGCGAGAAAACATCAACACCATTGACCAACTATCGAGAGATGAAATTGTTGGTCGGCTGGCTGATCTCCAAAAGAAATATCCACAAGCATTTATGGTTGACATAACACCGAAGGAGAAACCCGATGAGCAAGGGGCCGGAAGCAAACTTTTGGAACACGATCCGAAACAATCTGCCAAAAAAGTGCTTCGCGACAAGGATTGAAAACAAACATGGAGGTGGAGTTCCTGACGTTCATGCTGTCTGGGACGGCCTACCTTTCTGGCTCGAACTCAAGGTGACTAAATCTAACGCACTATCCATCTCCCCTCATCAAATTGCTTGGCACATGGCATATTGTGCTAGAGGAGGCGCAAGTTTTTACTTAGTAAAGAGGTCCTTGACCCGTGAGCTACTTTTATTTGGGGGTGAAATGGGCCCAGCTTTGGCGGAAGGTGGGTGTTCTGCGGCCCATGGGCAGGTTTTCGCCGATGTTCCCTCCTTTTTCGCTGGTTTTCGCTCGATCTTGCGGCCCGCTGCCGATATTCTTTAGGTCTTGCGGCCCGCTGCCGATATTCTCCTCGCCGAGGAACGAGGCCCACAAACACTGTGCGCTTTGGCGCTCCATTCTTTTTCTTTTTTCTTGGAATATTGCGCGACTAGCGCACCTTTTTTAGGAAGTAAAAAGAGGAGCCGAAGCTCCCCTCATATTACATATCGAACCCCATCCTGTCGCAGTAGTCCGTCTTTGACTCCCAAGGTTCTTGATCGAGCTCGTCCATGTATCGGTCAGAGTCGGACTCACCGTTGTCATCTTCTTCGTACCAGTTGTCGGGATAGTCTTCTTCCATGTTCATCTCCTAATGTTGAACGATTGCGATTGACTTGGCAGGGCTAGATCCTTTGCACAACTTACAAGCTGTACACTGAACTCTACGTCCTGCCTCTTTTGAAGCGGGGCAAAGTATTTCCTTGGTGGTATCCAACTCACCTAGGTCTGCGATTACTCTGAACGTGCGGTGCCCAGCTTTCCAGTGCTCGATTGCTTCGGCCATGGTGTCTGCACTCTGCATCGCTATGTCCGGACGCCACCCAGACTGATGAGAGTATGCCAGCCATGACTTGCATTGCTTGAGCAGTTGTTCCCATACCCATGCAGGTGCGGCGGCTGGATCCCCGTAGGTTCCGATCCGAACGATGCGGTCAACCCCCAAGTCTTGGATGGTTTTTGCCACGGGGTAGACTCCACGCTTGTAGGCTTTGTAGACGATGGTTGGACCTTGGCCCAGGTTGACGTAGCAGTCTCGCTTGACCGCTTGCTTACGAACTGGGTCCGTGGTTGGAGTTCCACGAAACTTGCAGTCTCCGCAGATGCTGAAGTCTTCACCGGACTTGCTTGCCTCGAGTGGCGAGATGTCTGACCGTATGATGTAGGTCTGCAATACCTTGCCGGTCTTGGTGTTCCGGTCAGAGTATGTGGCGATAACGACAATCGGTTTACCATCCAAGAGGCTTGGCCCGTTGTATATGATTCCGTTCTTCATGTTGATGCTCCTTAGTTGAGGTGATGCGGGGACCGATCAGCCCCCGCAGTTAGCTTAGTCTATCGTGGTGGTGAAGCTCAATTCGCCCAGCGCTTCCTGAACTCTCTCACCGAAGTCGACGTCTTCCTCGATCATTTCAGCTATATCCTGACGGTAATCTTGGATATCAAACTCGCTGACTTGTCTCCCAAACTCGCTGACGCTGTCTGACATGTCAGCGACCCTCTGTTCGATACGTTCGTCCACCTTGTCCTGAATGATGGCCATGATGAGATCGGCGAGTTGATTGACATTATCCATAGTGCTTGCTCCATTCTGAAGTTGATTTAGATAAGATACCATTCTGTAGTATCTCCGATTTGTATGTGTCGCCGTACTCCCAACTGCCGTGAGTGTATGGGGACTTGGCGGCGACGTACCAGATAGCGAAGGGCGAGCCCTCATTTTCTGGCATCTTACGGGTAGCGAGGATACGCCACTCCCAACCCCTACGGTCGTTCGTATAGACCGCGTATGGCTCTTCGACGGGTTGAGTTTTCTTAAATGGATTCGGCATTGTTGCTTCCTTCTGGTTGGTTGAAGCGGAGAGCCGAGGCCCTCCGCAGTTGGTAATTACTTAAAACGGTATTTCGTCCTCGAGCTCGGCGTTGAGGTTAGCCGCCTCGAGATCAACTACCATCTTCTGCTCGGCAAGCTCGTCTCGCATCGACTCCGCGTCGTCCTGCGATATCTGAACTGTGTACTCAACTGGCTCGTCGAACTTGAGATACTTGAGGTAATGCTCGGCATCATTCTGAATGGCGGTATATGCTTCGACAACCATGGCACGAAGCTCGTCGTTTATGTGGCGAATCGTGCTGTAGCTGGGCTCCTCTCCACCGTGCTTGGTGATGAATCGAATAAGAGCCTTTGCTTTATCCAGACTCAGGTTATTGTTGATCTTAGTTGCCGCAGTGTCAGTATAGTTATAGATAGCCATGATGGCCTCCTTTAGCTGAAACCAAGTTACCACAACGACCTCTGGCCGTCACCAACTTGGCGGAGGAAGGGCTTAATAAGAAGGAGGCGTGGCCCCTTGGCCCGCCGAGGTAAAAGGCTGTAGTCCATGGTTTTAACAAAGACGCGACGGTACGGCGCAGTTTGGTAAAACCTTAGCCCCGACGACCTCTTGGGCGGAGACGCTTGCGTGACTATTCTCTTAGTGCGATACAGGTATAGGCGTTGACACAAAAAGTGATCAACATGGCTCCTTGCTATGGATTAATCTGGTGTCATGTTGATCACTTATTGTTTCGACGGTGGTAATGCACACGCGAGGTTAGACGCACTAAGATAATCGTAGGGCTTTACGGAGGCGCGTTTTCGAAATTATACGAGAGCGAGCAAGTTTGTAACGACCGGATGTCATTGTGTGTGTGGGAATTGAGACCGAGCGCCAGTTTCGTCCCTCTTCAAGGACGAAACTTAGGGAGGTCGAGGAACATAATGCCTAGGGATCCGTAGATCTCTTGGCTTTTATGGGGCGGCTCCGGCCCCTTGGCCGCGCCGACAGTCGGGCTTTAGCACGACAGCAGCCATACCTGCCACCCATCCATTGAGCTGGGATCAAAGGGATAGCGACTGCATCCCTTTGTCGACCGCAGTTCGAAGACTGCACGATCTGAAGGATCGTATCTCTTCCTTCTCTTCTCTTCCCTTAGAGGTTAGCGCGACTAGCGCACCTTATTCTTGGGGGTTACTGTGAGAAATTGTACTGAACGACACAACGATCTGGACTGGCGGGGGCCCCCCTTTTCGGCGGGGGTGACGACTGGCGCGGCCGTATAATGTTAGTCAGACAAATTCATTCAACCCTAATTCCATTGCGCGTGTATGCAG